ATCGCCAAAGATCAGCGGAATCGAGCTATTGGCGTCAGCAGTCGGCATGACGTTGATGATCTCTACAGGATAACCCATAAAGTTGCCGCCCGGCAGTGTATTGTACTCAGCCATATACGCGCCGCCAGCGGCCTGGGCCAAGCGAACCAGTACTTGGAAGTAGAACGCCTTAGAGCAGTACCATTTGGCAGAGCCTTCATACTGTGCGGGCAGGTTTTCTGCAACGCCGCGAATCTCACCAATGGTCAGTTCGCTGAACAGGTTGTTAGTGGCAAGGTGCAAGCCAGCGGTGCCGGTTTCATAGTCAGTCAACCCGGTAAACGCGCCAGTGATGCCAGTGTACCCGTAGTAGGTACTTGAACCGTCGCCGAGCCAGAAGGCCTGATCTTCGGCCTTGGCAAGCGCGCGGGCCATAGACTGAGCTACCAGCATTCCGACGCTTAAAGCAGCATCTTCAAGCAACTCAGACGAAACAGCAGTCAAAGCTGCGAGTTTCTGCGCCACAAGCTCGACTGTCGAGAACGCGGGATCGGAAGGCGTAATACTGCTAGCCTCGCCTATTTTGTATACAGTGACGTCGCTGGTGATCTGGGGCCAGTATGCTGTATCGCTCGTCATTGGAACAACCGTAGCCGCTGAACGGGCCGTGCCGTAAGTCTCCAAAAGGTCGATCAGCGTGGGGACGAATACTTCTGGGACAACAGCCCCGCCAGCGGCAGTCGTGGCTTCTTTCATAGTGTTCATCACACCATGATCGTTGAGCCACTGTTTGCTCTTTTCGTTCTTGCCAAAAGTGCCCATTACATAATGGCCCATGGCTTTATAGACGAATTTCTCGTCTTTGTTTTTCACTTCGGACTGTGAGGCGCGAAGCTGATCTTTGAGGCTGTCGGTAACGCTCGAAGCGTGTGTGACCTTCTCAGTAAGATCGGTGATTTGTGCTTCCAGAGCCTCCGCTTTGTCGGCAATGGGTTTGGTAGAATTTTCGATTTTAGAGTCGATGTTGCCCTTAAAATCTTCTACAGAATTTGCTATGTTATCAATTTGATCTTTGATTTCCATAGTGGTTCTCCTTAGTTAAATTTATCTAACAAATTGTCAAGACTGTCGCTAACGCCATCATCTTTCACATCGTCTACTGCATCACGCCGAGAGTTTCCAAGCAAGGATTTTGCTTCAGAGCGAGAGACGCCAGCATCACGCAGGGCCTGTTCTAACTTCCGTAACGATAAGACTTCGTTATGCCATGTCTCTTTGGCCGCATCCGGCACCTTGCCGAACACGCTTAAATTATGTTTATCTTCAGGTTCTGCGCCGTCGGATATCGAGTCGATAAAGCCATGCTGTTTCGCTTCGTCGGCGTTGAACCATGTTTCCTCGGTCACCCACTCGGCGATCTGTGTCGCGTCCAAGCCAGTGCGTTTAGCGTACACGTTTACAAGCTGGACTTCGATCTTGTCTAGCAAGTTAGCTTCTTTACGCATATCGGCGGCACCACCAGCAACAAACGACCAAGGCGAATGGATCATGAGGAAAGCATTCTCAGCCATTATAATTTCATCCCCAGCCAACGCTATTATTGAGGCAATGGATGCCGCTATCCCATCGACATAAGTCGTAACCTTGGCCGAGTGCTGCCGAATAGCGTCGTATATCGCGAACCCGTCGAATACCAGCCCGCCAGGCGAGTTAATATGCAGGTTAATCTGTGATGCGTTGATCTCGCTTAATTCGGAAATAAAGTCTTGAGCCGACACGCCGACATAAGATATTTCATCGTAGACGAAAATGTCAACGACATCATCTGCTTTATTCTGTATCTTGTACCATTGCTTCGTCTTCATTGTCGTTTCCTTCATCGTCTTTTGAATCGTCGTTTGAGTCGTCTTTTGAGTTATCGCCAAGTTCGGTTCCGGCTGGCATCATATTGGCTGGCTGCCAAAGGATATCGCCGTCATCAATCGGGTTCATGTTCTCGACGTTTCGTATCTCGTTTGTAGTCATCACACCGGCCACCTTCATAGTGTTCCAGTACGCCGCCCGTGTTTCAGGGTCAGAGCGCAGTAAACCGCGAAGGTCGAACTCAGCATAATACGTCTTGCTATTACCGATCAGATCGCGGGATATGGCTTGTTCAAAGCGTTCCAGCCATGGCCATAGTGTATACTTTAAGTACTCAAGGTCTTGCTGGGTGATATTGCTGAAAGTCGCGCGGTCAAGGTCGCCAATTAGATGCGGTGGAATCCGAAGAATCCTAGCGATCTCGTTTATCTGGAACTTCCTGCAAGCGATGTATTCAGAATCGCCTGGGTCGATGCCGACCTCTATAGGGTCGATGCCTTTGGGGAAGAATGCTAATTTAGAGTTCTTGCCATGAATGCGAGTCCAGTCTTCCCTCATCCTCGACTCGTTTTCAGCACTGAGCTGGCCTTGTAGCTTTAGGCCAAGCCGCTTGCCGCCACCGTCTGTAAATACGCTTTGCGAGTAAGTTTCCGCGTCGCGGGCCAAAGCAAGGGTTGTCTTGGCAAAATGTAAGGGCGATATGCCTTTGTAATCATGGTCGCCCAGAGCCCGCACATGGAATATGAATTTACTGTTTAATTGGTGTTGCTTACCATCGTAATCCGTAACGTCGTATACCAGATGATTGCCACTTCGGCGCACTTCAAAATTCGGATGCAGCGGGACCAACCCGATTACCGAGCCATTGGCGTTGAACACCTTCTCAGATATATGGTTGCCCCATAGAACCAGGTCTTGCATCGCCGTGAGTCGCCATTCAAAAGCGGTCTGCCAGGCGTTTGGTCGATCATGGAGTACGTTGAACAGCGGGTGTTCGTCGGTACGTTCTTTGCCGTCGGTTGTCCGGCGATACATGAACACGGGCAAAACCGCGACGGTTTCGGATAACACCCTTACACCAGCCATTACAGCGGGGATATTTAACGCAGTAGCCGGGTCGTACTGATACCCTGTCGGGTCGGCCCCAGACGGCAGAATGCTTAAATACGTCACCGTGTTGCGCCGTTTGAAAGGATTCAGTTTCTCAAAAATGTTTATCATGTTTTAATAAATTCGGTAATCCATCGCTTGTTCGGCAGCTATTGCGCCTCCTAAAGCCATAACCATTGATACTATCGGGTCGATACGTTCAGTGGATTTCTTTTTACTCGGTTTAAGGTTGCCAGCGGCATCCGATTCTACAGTTACGTTCGAGGCAGACCACCGGAGTACCGGATTGCCGCCATGTCGAACTTGTTTACCCAGAACCACTTTTTCTAACTCTTTAGTAGGAGCAGACATACTGGCGAAGCCTTGGCCGAAGGGAATTACGTCGAATCCGTCTCCTGTTAGTTGAGTTGTAATTTGGGTGGCCGCCCATCTATCAATACAGATAGACCTAATATCGTAAATCTCTCCCAGCTCATTAATCTTATTGCGGATCGCGTCGTAGTCGATCACATCGCCGGGCGACAGACTGACAAAGCCTTGATTAGACCATGCTATATACGGTACTCTGTCTTTTCGCTCTCTGCGGTGTGCGTTATCGCCTGGAATCCAATTGAAACTCAGAACATCGTAAACAACAGGGGTTTCGGACCAGTCTGGAAATACCAGACATAATGAAGAAATATCTGTCGTACTTGATAAATCAAGCCCTGCATAGCATTCGCGCCCCTTGAGTGCGTCAGGATCGACATCGGTATTGCACTGGTCCCAACGGTGCATCTGAAGCCACCGTACATCCTGTTCGGTTCGTATGTTCAAATGGAGCCGCTTGAATGTATTCTCAAAGCTGGGTGTCTCTTGGGCTCGTTTACACTCTCTTTCGATGTATTCGTATGATACCGACTTACCGAGGTTCGGGTTAGCCTTGTACCATGTTTCGGGGTCAGTCCAGTCATCGTCGAGGGTTGCTTCGTAGATCACCGGCAAGAACGTCGGGTCGTCGATTATCCCATCCCGCACTTGGGCCGCGTAATGGTGTTTCTCGTTGCAAATCGACGGGCGTTCAAAGTCGGAAGTCGTAATGTATACAATAAGAGGTTGCTTTCGAGAGCCAGTAGAAGTACATAGTACATCAACCAGGTCGCGATTCGGTTGAGCATGGAGTTCGTCCACGATAACCAAATGGCTGTTATACCCGTGTTTGGTCGCCGCATCGGCAGAAATTGCTTTGAAACTGGTATTGGTCGGGAAGTAAACGATAGATTTATTCGCGTTGTAAATCGTGACCGCATTATCTAAATCCTCGTAATTCCTGACCATTGCCGCTGTCTGGCCGAATAACAGTGTTGCTTGCTCTTTGTCGGCTGCCGCGCAGTAACATTCCGCGCCGAACTCGCCGTCATCGAAAAAGACTTTCAGGGCCAAGCCAGCCGCCCAGGTCGTTTTTGAGTTTTTTCGGGGGACAAAGTAAAAACACTCTTTGTATCGCCGGTAGCCGTCCTTGTCTTTCCATCCGAAGATGTTGGCTGTGATAGCCATTTCGTGATCTTCGAGCAGATAAGGCGTTCCGGCCAGTTCGCCTTTTACATGCGTTACGCACTCCACAAAGAACTCTAGGGCGCGGTTAGCCGCATCGTAGTCAAACCAGTAATCGTCCGCTCCTTTGAATGGGTCGTACCCAGGGAGCGTCCGTATGAGATCATCCATTTCGGATGAACTTAGCCCGTCCCGTAGCCGTTGTTCTCTCGTTATTGCCAATATTTAACCTACTTCTCGACGATGGCGTGATACCCAGGTCTTGGGCGAACTTCAAACAGCGATCCCAAGCTGAGTTAGCGATTGCGATTGCCGGATGTGGTTTGAGCCCGCCGGAACCGCCGGTGACCGTCATGCCATCTTTCTCTATCATCTCTTCGGCCATAATAGCCTTTGCATAGTTCTGGCAATAACCAGCCATTGAACTCATGTCTACTTCTGTTAAAACGCTTTTGGCGGCCAGTACGGGAGCTATTCTAACCCACTCCTCGGTCGCCAGATCGTTAAGCCACTCAGGTGCGGTAGTCGCGTCTGTTTTATCGAACTCCGGTTCACCCTGGCGGCGATATTTCTTAAACGTTCCTCGAACCTTCAAATCGGCTGTCGGTACTGGTTTTCTGCCCTTCATTATAATCCTTTACCCGTCTTGCGGTTATGGCAATTCGCGCATAGGGGTTGATGGTTATCCTCAGCCCAAAATAACCGCTGATCGCCCCTATGCGGCTCGATATGATCCACAACGGTAGCTGAGGTAACTTTGCCCATAGATGTACATCGCGCACACAAAGGGCGAATTGCCAGAAAGGTTTCTCGATACTTCTGCCACCGATAACCGTACCCGCGAGAAGCCGATGAACCGCGACGCTCTTGTCGGGGCTGGCCTTTTCTCAGTCGTTGTAAGTATGTCGGCAATTTGCTTGGCAAGGTTTCTAATACTTTCTTTTGATTTAATAGCGAATAAGTAGTGGGCCGCCATAGGTCTCCAGTTATTCACAGGCTGGGGAGACTCCACGGGATACTTTCGTATTTCTGCTCTCGCTTCATCAGCCGTAAAAAAATGCCTGTCCAGATGCTCCCACTGTCAGCGGCCCTGGGGAGCCCACGGCTTATTCGTTATTAACTTGTCTTTACTATGTTTATGTAGTATATTGTTAATATGACTACTATATATATATGGTAAAAATAAGAGGGGCCGTTGGAACCCCGCGATTTAAGGTTAATTGGTTTGCGGGCAAAACAGT